GAGTATCAAAACTACTATCATCCCATGCAGCAACAACGCTAGAACCATACACAGTTCCTGGAAAGAAAATTCTAAAATCTTCAGTCGAGTCAACTAATTCTCCGCCGTTACTATCATTACCTCGGATAACTTCTAAATCTAATGTAAATACGTTTCTTAGATCTAATGTAAGTTGAACAAGTCTAGTTCCTGTACCACTACCAAATCTTATATGCCTACCAATATTAAATCCACCTGTTGGTCCTGTACCTGTTCCACTATTTTCAATAGTAGCATTAGTTAGTACACCCGAATAGTCATTTAGTACTTCATCAGGACTAATTGTTGTTTGACCTCTAAAGAATTCCCCAACATAATAATTATTTTCTGTTGGTTCATCATCAGTTGCAGAACTGAGAGTTATATATCCCTCATTTCCTGCATATCCAGACATATATCTGTGATTCTTACAGTAATAATAAATTCTACTACTTTCATCTGAATTCATAATGAATATCGTCTGATATTCATTTTCATAATCTGCAGCAGGAGCATCAGATACACCTGTACTATTATAATATAAACTTCCACCATTCAAAAGACCATCTTGAGTGGTGCTTAATTGTATTGGATGACCTATTCCCTGAGTATTAGTTGAGTCAGATTGATTGAACTTAATTAAATAATTTCTTTTTACCTGAATATTTTCTGGTGCAAAATAAAACACTCCTGGTGCGAATGGTCCAAATTTTTCAGCGTCAACTCCAAAATCGATATAGTATACATTAAGAGAAATGGGTTCTGAACCAATTCTGAATTGGAATCCAGTTGAACCCAAGATCATATCATCATTAGAAAATGTGCTTTGAACTGCTCTCAGATAAACATGAGTAACAGCACCTTGACCATTTCTTATAATTTTTGCAATTTCTCCTTGGGCATTACCACCAATTTCTTCACAAATTCTACCAACTTCAATAGCACCAAGAGATTCATCAAGATTTTCTACTTCGAGTAAAATATTACCATATTCAACTTTTATATTCCAAGTAAATTGCTTTAGACTGCCCCAATCAAATACACCATTATCTAGAGAAAACTCATCTAAAGTTTTACTACTGTGATAATAGTAATTATTACTCTCTGTTATAACATCGTAAATATTTGAATTTTTTACATATGGATACTTTACAGTATCAATACTAAATCCTGGGAGAGTTCCTCCATCAGTACCCCAATCTGGAGTATGAAGTAATCCACCGTTTGCTAAAATACCAGTTACTTTATCCTTTTGTTCTACTCTAGTATCTGGAAAAGGTACATCCTTTCCAGCTCTGAGAATAAAAGTCTGGTCAAAATTTCTATCTACAAGGGGTCCGCCACCAGGAACTCTTTCTGTTTGAAAAGGAGATGGTTTAGGATGATTATCAGATACAATTCTCAACCTATCAGTAATAATATTATCCGAATCTAACGCAAATGTTCCTGCGGTAATAGAGTTTGGATGAGATTGCCAAATTTTGTTAAAAGCAAATGAAGTTACAACATCAGGAGTTTCTTGTTCTGGGGTAATTTGGAGTCTTAGCGGGTCATATCCTCGACCTCGATTTAAAACTCTGACATGGACAATCTTACCAGATTCTTCGTCAATAATTGGATATAGAAGTGCTTCCTCAACAGGAACACCACATCCAGTGACGACTAATCTAGGTGGGTCTGAGATATCATATCCAGATCCTCCGTCAACAACTCTTATCGCTTTAACGCCAAATATATCATCGAAAATAGGTTCGATGACAGCGCCAGTTCCAGGGACAGTTCTTGCCATTTATCTCAACTTACGACGTTAATTGTTCCATTCATAGCAGCATGGATTGTGCATTGATAATATAGTGTAGTTGGTGCATCCATTGGTACAGTCCAATACAACACACTAGAACCACTACCAGATTGACCAGAGGTATATGGAGTACCACTCAATCCTTGGCTGCTCTGAATTCTGAATGGGTGAGCACCCGCTTGCACAGAGTTATCAAATGCATATGTTGCTCCTCTCGTCACATAGATTGTAGGGTCATTCTGAGTCGTTGGAAATCCAGGACCACTAAATGTGTAATCAGAGGCACCATTAGAATTAATTTCCCACCAAGTCATTGGACTACGAGTTACAACCCATTCGGTCCCACTCCAGTATAAAGAATCTCCCTGAGTAATACCAGAAACATTAGTATCTGTGAGAGCAGCAAGTGTTGTTGTTAACGTACCATCAAAATTAATGGTTAGTGTGTCACCGCTAACTGCAGTTGTAATATTAGTTCCACCAGCAACAGTTAACGTATCTGTTTGACTATTTGCTGTTGTAGAACCAGTATCACCCGCAACAGTTGCAAATAAGTTAATAGAACCAATTCCAGCAGCGTCATCGGCAGGAACAAAGTTGCTACCGTCCCACTTCAAAATTTGATTAGTAGTGGGTGCATTAGTTGTAATATCAACATCAAGTAAATCGTCAATACTAGAATATTGAGTAAGTAATGCCGCTCTAGTATCACCAACACCACCAGCGGTAATGTTAATATTCACATATGGATTATCATCGCCATCTACAGTGAAAAAATATCCAGGGTACGTAGCAGCAGCAGGAGCATTTCCTAGAGCAGCGTATTCATTCTTATAATAAACTGCAGTACTAAAATCTACAATGTTTGTACTTCCATTAAAGGTTGCAGTTCCAGTCCCATAACTTAAAACAACATTTCCAGTTCCGTTAGGAGTAACTGTAATGTTGGAGTTTGAAGAGGAAATAATTGAGTTGCCATTGACATTCAATGCTGAGGTCAGAGTTGAATAATCAGCTGGTACAAAATTAGTTCCATTAAATCTTAAAACTTGATTTGCCGCAGCATTAGCTATGGTAACTCGAATTTCTCCTCCAGCTCCAACAGCATCATATAGCTCAGTGAAGTTATCATTAATTTTATCGCCGCCAGCACGGAGGGTATCCCCCGTGTTATCGTTGGCGACAGTACCAAGATTAAGTGATTGCTTAGCCATTACTTGCTACGTTTTTAGTTATTTATTAGTTTACTAGGGTCAAACAATTTCAGGATCGACCAATTCTTCACCATAATCAGAAAGATTCGGTGGAGTCCAGTCATCAGGAACTATACTCTCTACAATAACTTCTGGATTTTTATACCCAGAACCAGCAGATGTGACTTCAACACCAGCAACTCCTACGAGAGCTCGGACTTGACCATCAAAACCAGAGATAGAATCCAGTCTTACAGATGGGCGCGAAGTGTACCCAGAACCACCTGCTGTTACTGAAACAGTATCGATTGTACCAGTTGTAAGATTTGCAGTTCCTTGAGCGCCCTGACCGAAGACAGAACCCAAATAATCGAAAGTAATCAAAGAGTTGGAAGATTCAATAACAGCAACCTCACGGTCATCTGTTTCACCCTGAATTTGAATCAAATCACCTGGTTCAACTGGTGGGATAACTTCTGCTGCGTCAACGTCTGCTTCAGAACCAACATAAGAGAACGCAACGAAAGAAGAACCTACGCGAGGAATTTCAGAGAAGATGATTCTAGAACCAACAATCTCAAATCCAATTCCAGGTTCCTGAACAACACCATTGAGTGAAACAATGATATTATTCTCAGGTCTGATAACGCTGGATTGTACACCTTCTGTTAGAGTCAATGAATAGAATACATCATTACGCTTCAGGTTGAAGGATTGACGTAAAGAGTCAAACTCAAACGAAATATCGTCAAGTTGTCTCAACTTACCAACATAGAATCCAGTGAAAGAGGATCCAAATTCAGGAGCTTCTGTGAATTGAATTTCATCAGAGAATGCTGTAAATGCATTTGTAGCACCAGGAGGTTGCAAGACTCCATTGATAAAGATAAGCATGTGACCTTCAGGATCGGGCAAATATTGTGTGCCATTATCCGTGGAAAGTTTGAAATTAGTCTGTGTGCCATCAAATCCCTTAAAGGAACGTTTGACTCTTGCCTTAAGATCAACAATACTAAGAATTGCAGATTCATATGAATCAGGACCTTTAATTGCGTCAGCATCCTCAAAT